CCCTTTTGCGAAAATATGACCTGTCCGGTCGCGCTGGCCAAACTCATGACGCTCCTCCTTCCCCGGTCGTTTCCGTACTATCCGTGCCTTCGGAGCTTTCGGTGTTGTCCTCCCCCCAAGAGGCAGGTGTGAATACTTCGACGGGATGGTCCGTACCGTCTATCTCTTCTTTCGCCGCCTGCGGGGTCAGGCAGATGCCGCCCGCTTCCTTGGCCCTGTCAAATACCGTGTCGCCGGGGAAACGTGCCACGTCCGCCTGCCACAATAATACATTGCCATCCGCTGTCCTGTTGCGGATATCGGTCAGATGCAACCGGTCGGCAACCTCCTTCGTTACTTTAATGTAAAATGCCATAATTCTATTGTTTTTAATGTTATCCAAATTTTCTTACTACTACCGCCTTGCCCCCCTGTGTGAGCACCTTGCCGCTTTGTGTCAGCGCCACGTAAGGGCCTCTGTCCTCCACCTCCAGCTTTAACATCATGCCGTTGCTGAAAGGTATCCTGGGAGAGTATCCGTCGGCAACCTTGGCATATCCGGCATCTCCGCTCTTCTTGACGTACCAGTGGCAGTTAAACATGGCGGATGGATTCGGGATAACCCCCATGGTATCCCGAATGACGGGTCTGGGAAAGATGGCGTAAGTCCCATCCGGAACACCCGTAGGTACGCCCTCCCAGTCGGCTTCAATCTTCGGAATCCTGCGGCGTATCACCGTAGAGACTGCCGGGTCCGATATGCCCGGGGTTGATGCCGGAGTCCCGGAAGCCGCATAGGTGGCCTTGCAGACAATCGTGATGTCATCACCTATATAATTGCGGTCAATCTTATATACATTCTTGTTCAGTGATACAAACTCCCAGTCGTTGTCACCCGCTCCTGTGGTTATCGCCTCCAGCGCTCCCGTAGACAACAGACGGTACCAGAAGAACTTGCATTTGCCCGTAGCCGTCACGTCCGTGTCGCCTACCATCAGTTTAGCCGTGATGGTCTGTGCGGTGATGTCACGCACCGGGTTCCAGTCCAGCGTGGACGGGCTGTCTATCGTCAATACGGGGATCGCATCCGTACCGTCAACCGCGCGGACAAGACGGCTCATCTGAAAAGTAAACAGCTGTCCGGTACGTGTGTCGGCATATTCCGCGTAAAACTCCAGCGTGACGGGTTTTAGGACGGTGACATTTTTTTTCATTGTGATCTGTCCCTTGCTGTCACCGGACTCCGTAATGCTGTAGCCTGTGTTTGTCGATGTGATAAGTGTGCGTGTGGTTCCGATGCGCTCGTACCACTTCATGTTGGTCAGCCTGGAGTTGACCGCCCCGATTTTAGTCACCGCTTCCGGATCGGTGGCGTTGCACCGCGGAAACAGGACCAGCGGTGTCAGCGTATAGTCCGGAGTGTATTCAGCTTTGTCAGCCTGGTAGACCTGCATGTCCGGCACGCTGCCCACCACCTCGATGTTACAACTGGTTTGTAACAGCCGGTAGTTGATTTCTATTTTTCGTTGCTTTGTTGCCATTGTATAAAACCATTTTAAAATGTTACAAAATTCTCCGCCACTTCAAACTGCTGCCCGTCACGCAATAACGCCTGTGCTTTAAACGTACACACCCGCATGTTGGTATAATTCGGTCCGAGATCATCTATCGTCAGAGGAAGATTTTTCCCGGCGCCGGCACGCTTCACCGCCCATGCGTTATCTTCTGATACATTCCCGGTATCACGCGTCCAGCTCACATCAGCGTCAAGTATATGATCTGTCACGTCACGGTTGTACAGCTTGCCGGTAATATATAGCGTTGTGGAAAAAGTCTCGATATCAAAATACCACCCCTTTGTGCTGCCGATCTCTATCGTAAATTCCGGGTTCCCTTCCAGCATCGCCCATCCGGCCGCCGCATATTGCGGTTCGTCGGCTGTTCCCGTCATCAGGCACTTCCATTTGCAGCCGTAGTGCCAAACCGTGTCCGCCCGCTCCTGCGTATTGGTGTAAGGATTGTCAGAGGACGCGACTTCGGCCGACCAAAAGCCACGGTCCACCAGTTCCTGTACGGGCAGTCCCTGCCAGTCCACCCGGTAAAGTTCACCGAAGATGCCGGCACGGGCGAATATGTACGAGTGCTTATAGTTGACGGGGAGATTGTCAAACAAATCCAAATTGGGCAAACGCCCCAATATCATGTAATAGTTGTTCTGTTCCAAGACAGGCTTCGTTACTCCTTCCAGCCAGACAAGACATTTATCCGTGGTGGCGGACAAATACCAGTAGCTTTGCCTGTCCTCATTGAAGGCGTTTCCTCTTCTGGTAATGATCGTCAACTCTGTGGGAGGATAGTTTTTACCGCCCGGCACCTCACTGTCCGGGTATGACAACACCGAGATGGAGTTGGCCGGGACATTCTTGGACAGCACGCGCATCCACGAGGCGTAATACTCCCCCGTTGAAAAGAGGTTGTTTACAATCCCGTACACTATATCACCCTCCTGGAATGCGGTGAAGTCATTCTCCCAGCGCTTGCGCAATTTCAGGGTATAAGTTCCGTCGCTCTCTAAAGCCACGGACTCAATGACTCCGTTCTCGGAATATGAGGTGTCGCCTTCCTGTGCGTTCAGACGGTTATAGATGATTTCCTTGAACACTGCGGAGCCGCGTACCTCAAGACGCTCGAACTGACCGCGCCCGTCAGGATAGATACCGGCACCTTTACCGGCAATCATGGAGTCGATGAACTTGCCGAACTTCAATAAGAAATTTGTTCCGTCCGCTTGATCCTTACGAAGGAACATTACTAAGGAGCGCAATGCGGAATACACGTTACTATCCGTGGCCGGTGTAGAGTCATTCCTTCTTATCACATACACACTGCTGTCACCATCGCCCGTATAGGTCTGTCCCTTTAGGGTAAGGCTCTCAACCTTTTCCTCCAGCTCCCCGATACGAGAATAGGCGGCGGTTTCCCCGACAGTATATATAGGGGAATCATAAGCTAAATCAAGATTGAATTCAAATCCGATAACCCTTGACTGCCTTCCGTTCTCGAAATAAGCCTTGTTGATAAGGTTGACCTTTTGACCGATGCTGTAGAGGTTGTGAATGCCATCCTCACGGTATGCGTCATTTGACATCATCGTGCAGCCATAAGTACTCGGGTCTATCTTGGATTTGGCAGCGTACTTTTCAGTCTTTTCCTTCAGCTCTTGCTCGGCGGCACCCACAAGCCCAAGTTCGGTTATTTTCGTGCTGTCCCAGCCGGAAAGCACATATTCATCTCCATCCTGGGGAAAGAGCACATCACCGGGAAGCGGTCTGCCATAGTCCTCATTCCTGACTATCTCCCAAAGCTGTGCCTCAGGGTTCCATCCGCCATCCTCCAATTTCTCCGGCTTTCCCTCAGGATTGAACTTCACGGCAAACTCCAAACCGTTGAGAAGTCCGGATGCGAAACGTATCCTCAGCTCCTGACCGGGGAGGATATATTTCTCGGAAAAGTTAACACCCGTGTCCCTAAAGCGGTAGGCATTCCATTTTTCCTCGGTGGTTGTGCCGTCCTCATTCTCCACCTTGTCCGTCACTTCGATAGTGGTGACATCCGACATGATGCCTGTTCTTCGAGGATAGACTTCATCGAAGATAACCACCTGCTCGACGGCTTCCTCGGTAGTCATATCAGGATAAGCGTCAATGTAAGGAGTGCCTTCGGGAAGCATCAGCCTGCGCTGCACCACGCCGTTCACAACCACGGTCTCGTCAATGGGGCGGTAGTCTGCCGGTATGTTACGGGTGGAACCAAAAGCGTAGATACGGGTGGCATAGGTGGACTGGGATTCTGACTGTGACATTTCCTGCACGTTTTTCCCGATCTCGAAATCCACCGCGTCACCGGACTCACAACGCCCGAAATGGATGATGTTTTCAGTCACCCAACATTCGCAATCCCATTTCTTCGCCATCTCAAAACAAGCGTCAAGGATGTTGATGTTGTCGTAACTCATCAACTGGGACTTGTTTTCGACTGTGAAATCAATGGAGAAAACAAAATCCTGTCCTTTGTATGTGTAACCAAGAGCTTTCAGATTTCTAAGGACTATACCGGCTTGTACGTCAAGCGGAGCGGTCAGGTTCCAGGACGCTTCCTGTCCGGCCGTCTCCGGGGTATATTTGAAGATTTTGTTTTTCCATTTCCAGTAGTAAGCGTCAAGCTGAAGCTCATAGTCGTATGCCCCAGTTTTCCTGTTGTACTTGGGTTTGTACAGATCGCATAGTTCGAACCGCCCGAAACGTGTGTCCTCCGTCCAGTCGCCCAGTTTGAAAAAGACAGGAGATTTCAGGGAGAACTTCAAAAGTATAAAGTCCTCCTTCATCAGAGTGAACTTACGTTTGCTGCCTTTTCTGACAACATCCTGGTAACATGGTGTACCAGCTGAATTTCTGATCTCAATTTTCATACAATATCTTCCCTGTCGCCCGGATTGGGCTCTTTGAGTTTGACCATAAACTTACCCCGGCATTTTCCGTAACTTCCATACTTGCCGCAAGACAGATAGTACAGATTGTAAATCTTTCCCAGTGCCGGAATTTTCAGTGCAATTTTACCCTTTACCAGTTCGGATACAAAGGACGAATATTTATCCAGATAGTCACTTTGCGAGTTTCCCGTAATAAAAAAAGGCAGGCTGAGCTCCCTAGAATCCATCTTACAGATCTCAGGCGATGAAGTAATCTGTACGCCATGTTCCAACCTGCTGTCATTTTCGATATAGTCCTTCACAGGAGGGGGTGTCAGTATAGCCTCCAAAGCTCCGTCCATCAATTCCGCACCCCATGTACTCCAGATATTCCTGCCATTAATAAAAGCATTCCTCTCCATAATCACATTCCTTTTGTGTTTTTTTCTATCTCGGCAAGAGTGTCGTCCATGCCGCTCAATATGCCGGTATATTTCTCAATTTTCTCCAAATGATCGTTGCATTCATGCAATACATCACGCATTTCCGTGACACACACCGAATGAGCAGCAAGTTCCTTTGCCATATTCAATGCCGCCGTGGAAATAATAAGCATATTCGCATTCATTTCCGTTCCTTTGGTTTCCAAACGTACATTAGACTCATACATGGCTGTCAGCCGTCCGCTGATCTCCTCACCTGTTTCCTGGCTCATGGTGGTGGAATATCCTTTGGAAGAGGATTGGGAATAAGAGTCTTCGGATGCGTCCCACCCGAAGATATCCGCCAGACTGTCTCTCTCGGCCAGCACTGCTTCAGACAACTGTTCCTGCATCTCACGCAATGCATCAACCTCATCTTTCGTATAACCATCCTCACCATATTCTGCCCAGGTTTTATATAGTTTTCTGACCTCTCCCTTGTACTTGTCGGCCATCATGGCTCTGATAATGGATTTGCGGAGCTGTTCCTCCAGATTCTCGGCCAGTTCTTCATTTCCGTTCTCCAGATCGGATATCATCTCCCAGTAAGAATCCTCAAAACTGTCAAAGGATATACCGGTAACCTGTTCTTTCACCGCCTCCAGTATTTCCTTTTCCGTTTCGCCATATTTGATGATATTTTCCAGATGGTTCCTGAACTCTCCGTCCATAACAGACCAGAGACCGGCATAATTCTCCCTGATGGACTGCAAGACTTCCGGGGACATATTGATCATATCCTTCATCTCGTTGAACGTCACACCGTACTCCCTGGATATCTCCCCGGCGACATCACGCCAGTTCTGTCCTTCCCATTTGTAGGAGCCTTTCCACATCCTGTAACCCTGGCTGTGACTTCCGATACTGCTGCCGGCACTCAGACGTGCCTCGGCAAGTTTCTTTTGTACATCCAGCTCGTTTTTTGCAATATTCAGAGCTTCCTCTCCGGCTTTGGATGCTTCTGCACCGTAACTTTCATTTATATATGCCTTTTTTTTGTCAAGCAGCTCGTCCCAGATATCCAGTAGATTATCATACTGCGCCACCATCTCATTATAACCGGAATAATCAGCGCCATGGAAAATACCACCGGCCCCCTTGATTCCAAAAATGGACCCCACCGTATCGAAAATTCCTCCTACGGCATTGCTCACAGTTTCCAGTATATTTCCCACGAATTTGTCAAGCCCCTGGTCACCGATCTGGTCAAGTATGGCCAGGATGGCAGCAATAATCCCGCCTATCTTCGATCCGGATTCCGAGAGTACGTCAACCAATGACCCGACACTATCCCCGAATGAGGAAAGACTTACATCCGCCTCCCCGAGCTGTGCAATGGCATTGGTGACTCCGGTTATATTGTCTATAGCCTTCTTTGATGACTTGTCCACATTCGTTTTCGCATTCGTGACATTCTGGGATGCTGTATTAAGCTTTTTCTTCGCCACCTCCTGCTCGGCATGTGTTCCACTTTCCAAGGACATATTATATTCATCCTGAGCCTTGGTCAGTTCCTCCTGAGCTTTTCTCAGATTGTCCAACTGGTCTGGAAGATCACCAAGCAGTCCGCCTTTGTCAATAATGGCGGATTGTATCCCGTCTAAAGCTTCGTCAACAACCTTTTTTTGCTCTACAGCCATATTCTTATACTCATCGGATTCACGGAACAGTTTCAACTGTGCCCTGACTTTGTCAAGCTCTTTTTTAGACACCTTACTTAAATCCCCGAATATCAACTCCCAATTGATCTCCTGCTTCAACTTCTCAACATCCAGGGCCGACAGAGCTTCCTCAAACTCCTTTTGCAGGGATGCGATCCTGCCTGCATCAGACTCACTATCCATCAAATTCCTGTATTTGCGCGTCAACGCCTCCTTTTTCCCTTGGAAGGTGCCGTATTTGATCAGATATTCGTCCCATGCACTTTCCTGCTCACGCAAACCCTCTTTCCTCTGACGTCTGGTGGTGTTGCTGATGATCGTGTCAAATGCCGACGTATCCACGGACACCGAGTACGAGTCAAAGGATTTTTTCACATAACGCTTGTCCTTCTTCGCCTTCAGTTCCTCCTCGGCCTCGAACTTTTCTTTCTCAAACCGGATTACAGCCTGGATATAGTCATCCTTCTGCCGCCGCAGAAGCGATATCTCCCTGCGGTTGTCAAGTTCCCGCTGTGCCAGTTCCTTTTCAGCCCCGGCCTCCATAGCATCAATACGGGTTTGGGCTATCCGGTATTCCAGTTCCTCCTCCTGACGCTGACGCTCCTGCAAATGTTTCTTCTGCAAGTCCTCCAGTTTCACACTCTGCGCATTAACCGCATTGGCTTTCTGAGGATCCACCTGGATATCCGTCTTGCCGGAAAGAATGGTGCGGGCCATGTCCCTGTACTCGCTGCCCGCATTCTTTTCGTCTGCAAGCCATGTTTCCAGCTGTTTCTTGTTCATCTTGATGAACTCATCCCGCATCTTGATCCTCTTCTCGTTGTCCTCCAGGGACTTCTCCAGACTCTCACCCCGCAGTTCCCGGATTCGGAGCTCAGCACCCTTGATCATGTCGCCATACTTCCTGACATCATCATCAATACGTGCCAGTGTGCCCGGAGTATTATCGAACCAGGAGGTGGAATATCCGGTATTGCTCATGGAAAAAGTCACATACACCCCTCCGGCCTGCTGCGCCTTCAGCGCGTTCTGGTATTTCTTCCTGTATTCCTCCAGATTATTCTCCTCTTCCTTGATGGCTTCCCGGTTCATATATTCCAACAGTACCTTCTGCTGCCGCACGAACTCCCTGGCTTTGCCGCTGGAAATATCCAGTGCCTGTCCGTATTCCCCCACTTTGGTTATCACTCCGGGAATATTGTCCGTGATTTTGGTGATGATGGAATTAAGTTCGGCCTGCTCATCCGAGGATAGTCTGGTCTTGGTCTTCAGCTCATCATATCGGTCCAGCAACGGCATATACTCGGAATAAAGGCTTATAGCCCGTTCCTTCTGTTCATAAAACTTTTCATTGGCGGTGGATACTGTTGTATTGACAGTTTCAGCCATTCTGTTTTTCAGGCTGATCCATAAATCTCCAAGCCAGGACAACCGTCTTCCTAGTTTCAATTTGGCATTTTCCAGCCTTGCATCAGCCTGAGCAGCCTTGTCAGATGCGGATACATACAATTCGGATTGTGTTAGCTGGCGGTCTATGATATTGGACACCCCTTTCATGAAATCACCAGTTTTGGCAACCTCCTCATTGATTTCTGCGGCGGAAAGTCCCAGGTTGTCCAGTATAAGAAGTGACTTGCGCCCCAGACCGGTTACAATCGAGTCTGTCATATATTCCACACTTTGACCGGTCTGTTGTGCCTTCAACTGGGCGAATGCCAGATATTTTCCCATATCATCAACCGGGATCCGGAAATCCTTTGCCTTGACCGTCGCTTTCATCAGCTCAAGATCCGACAAGGCTCCCTTAGTGGCGGTACGAAGGTTTGCAAGAAGATCAGGGCGGTCCAACTTCTCAAATGCATGAAGAACTCCGTCAGCTTGAATGGCCACCTCCACACTTTCCTTGACAAATTCCTTTGCCTTGGACATGCCGTCTTTGAAAAAATCAAGGGCAGCCGCTCCGGCGGACGCAAAAAATCCCACCACCATAGCTTTCATATTCCCCAGTTTCAGGAATGACCCGGAAGTTTCATTGGTTCCGCCACGCAGACGGGCCATCGCCTCTCGTGTTTCCTCCAGCTGCTTTTCCAAGCGGGCATATTCTTCCGGATGAAGGGACTTGACAGTATTGTCCAGCTGTTTTTGAAGCCCGCGGGCTTCTTTGGCCAGTTCCGCATAAGTTTTCTCGGTGCTCTTCATGGAGGAGCGGAGAATCTTCACTTTCGCATTATTATCGGATATGACTTTGGAATTGGATTTCAGCTCTGCCTCCAGACGTTTGTACTCATCGCTGCCTTTCTTGCCGGAGGCTACCAGTTCTGTCATCGAATTGCGCAAGCCGTCATTCGTCCGTTGCAGCTCACGGGAGGACGCGTTTAGACGGTTCAGTTCCTCACGGGCCTCACTGGTATTCAGGGAGAGAGTGAACTTTATATAATCATCTTTCAGTTTCTTGTTCATACGGTTACTTTTCGGCAAAACTAGTAACCGGCAAGGAAGGGGCAAAGGACGGGAGAACATAAGAAGCCCCGCATATCCATGGACAGCGGGGTATTCAGTATAATAAATGTTTCAATCAAAATCAAGATAGAGAAGCTTTTCTTCTAAAAGATATGTCTTCCTACATTTATAATTAATTA